ATCGATTATGGCGCCGACAAGTTCATGAGCAAAACCTCTGGCCGCAGGTCGTTTGATGACGCCTGCATCCTGGTGAAATATGCTTCCAAGATGCACGTTCAGGGCGTCGATCGGAAACCAATGAACCAGGGCCGCATGTGGTCGATGGGCCTATCAGACTACATCGGCTTCTACCTGCCAGAGGAGTTTCGCCGCCGCTTTGCTGGAGTGGCGGCCGGGGACACAAACAAGCTGTTCAACATGATGTTCAGCCACGACGGCGACGCCGACAACGAACAGACCCTAACTGAACAACGCAGGGTCCATCGTGAGCGTCAGCACTGGCTATCTGTGATCTTCCGGATTCATTCGGTCGACATGAGCGGAGGGCTAAAGTCGAACGTCCCCCTAGCGGGTCAGCAAAGTCCGATACCATCAGAACTGGTACATCGCTCGGACGGAACTACCCGCATTCATCAGCGTGCCAAGGAATTCACGAACCCGACCGACGAGGAGGTTCGGGATTGCGTGAAGCCCAACAGCACGAGCACACACCCTGAGCTTGCCGCGTATCGCCATCTTTTAACCACTTCTTTGCGGAAGTTGGTGCGGCGGCTCGGGTATGTGCAATACGACACTACCATCTCAAGCGCGGCCCGCGATAAGATGGCCCACGGCCGGAGAGACGTGATTCAACTCAAGGATCTCCGACACGTAGGGTCAAGCGAGCCACCTGATATCGATGAGATCCGCAAGGAACTCAACGGGTGCAAGCCTAAGACGGTCGTAACACTCCTCGACACACTCACGTATATGACGACTCTGCGCGACCACGCAGGGGAAGACATCATTGCGACGTTGCCGATTTACTCGAGTCTCTCGGGTGATTTTAAGGAGAGCATGTACTATTGCTATGATGTTGACGACCACGGCCATGCATTGTACTGCGAGACGATCGGTGAGAACGACACGTCGTCCGTGTTCCATAACCAGAGGTCGTGGAACTTCGGGGAGAACGACGTGGTTTACATTCCCAACAAGCAGTGCACCGGCTTCGGCATCTACGATGTCGTTAAAGACTGCCGCCACGATATCAACCGTCAGACTGTGTTCCTGACCATGAACACCTGGGTGAACATGCCGTTCGAGATCGCGGACCAGCTCGTGCTGGCCGCATTCGGCGTGCGATTCAGTGACATGTACAGCGAGCCTGGACCCTGTAAGAACGTCAAAATCATCAACGGGGCCAACCCGATCTTGGTGATGAGCGTTGTGAAAGGGCACAAGCGCATTGTCTACACGCGCTACAAGGACGAGACCTCCGCCGCCGGCACCGCTACGGTGCTGCCGGAAGTGTTGCGCTTTATCCACCATCTTTATTCACACGGTGGACGCGCACACGGTCTGACGTCCCGAGAGATTCTCCAACGCCTGCAGCTTTACATGGGTTCTATGCTGCCGGGCGGTAAGGCCGACGCCCCAGACTACACGAGCCTCCTAGAGATGTATCGTGTTCTCGGGCCTCCTGACGAGCTTCCGTGCGCCGTGTTCTACTCGGTCGAGAAGTTTAAGATTGACAATCCAGGAGATGACGCCCCATCGGAGAACCGTACGGCCAAGGCGGCCGTGCAGGCACCGAGTGTCGTAACGTGCCCTAAGATCTACGGAGTAACCGCCCCAGATGAGGCCGCAACAGAAGTCGCGGCTGAAGAGCACCTGGGCGAGGGCAACACAAAGGAGCAGGGAGCGCACATGAAGAAGATCGCAACGTTCGCGAAGCGTTTCTTCATAGCTGGCTTGGAAAAGCACAGCGGATGCGCCCCCGGCAGTGTGACCGTAGTTCCGCGCGAGAAGGTGATCGCGAACCGGACGCGCGCTACGCAGCGTGCGAACGAAATCACCTCGGGGCTTGGAGTCACGCCGGACGACGAGATGGGCCGCGCCTTCGTTAAGACGAACGAGGTCGCCGCTCTCAAGAAAGCCGCGCGAATGATCCAGTCCCCACCACACGAGCTATCCATCGACTCTGGTCGGCTCGGCATGTCACTCGACAAGATTGTCAAGCCGACCGATGGCGAGTCGAAAGGCGTGGGCTTCTACTGCCCAGGAATGACGCCAAAGGAGATCTCGGAGGCATTGCGCAGCCAGTACGCTGCCTGTAAGACCATGCGCCTTAAGTACGGCGCTGGCAAGATACCTCAAGTGGATTATACAAGCGCAGACAAGTCTCACTCTGAGGAGTCTGCGGAGCTCGTTGCCGATATCATACGGCATTTCTTTTCAGACGAGCATTGCCCCGACCTAGGGGAGTCCCACAAGGCGTGGGCTCTCAGGACCTATTACAGCTGCTTTAATATGAAGGTCCAGGCCGGGAAGAAGGTCAAGAACACCAAGTGGAAGAACGCGAGTGGCACCGGCATCACTACGCTACTCAACACATTGGTTTTCGGTTTCCGCTCATACCTAACCGTGATACTCGCCCTGTTCTTTAGTCAGATGATGGGCGAGGACGGCGTCATCGATGGTTTCCCGACTGACCAGTTTGGGAACCTTGACCCCGTAACGGCAGGCGGGGCGGACTGGTTTACGAACAACATGTTCCGCGCACAGCTCAAGGTGTTGCAGGCCACAGACCACCACTGGTGGGATGAGGCTGTGAACTCCAACGGCCTCGCGATGTCCCCCGGGGTGTCGGTGCAAGTCATGGAGCTATTGTTCTATTTAATCGGCCTTAAGTACGGCGACGACGGCGTGGAGTTCAACGTTCCTGGCGTGTCAGATGCGTGTTGGATTCTCGCCAGCAAATACCTTGACGCCACAGACGGCTTCAGCCGCACCTTGGGTTTTTCGGATCCCAAGGACGATGCGGAGCTCGAGTTTCTCTCGCGGAACTACCCTAACCTCACGGAAACGGGTGCTTCATACTGCAAGATCGAGCGCGCTGCTGAGAAAATCCGCGTCGCCACTAACGCTGACCCACTGAAGTTTCGCGATAAACTCGTGGGATATTTGGTCACGGACCGTTTCACACCTGTCATAGGTGCCTTCATCAAAGCCATTTGGAACACGAAGGATTATGGCAGGATGTACGAGCAGTTTGACGACTTCGACCGCGGCATCTTGTGTGATGCCTACCTCAAGAGGGTCGAGGCAACGGACCGTGAGCTGGCCTGGAAGCTAAAAGAAGGCCCTTTCCCTGTAAGCGAAGACGACCAAGACATCATGTATGAGGCCGTCGCCGCCCAGTACGGCTGGACATCCGGTGAGCTCCGCTCATGGGACCAAGGCTTAAGCTCTCAGAAGACGATTGAGGGGATTAGGTCGTACAAGCTTCCGCCAGCACTCACAAACATCACCGCCGACGATCCGCTCGGCGATGACATCGCGCCAGAGCCCCCGCTGGGCGTGGCAATGGCTGCAGCGTTTCCCGATGAGAGAGCGCTGTACAACGCCTTGCCCGAATCCACACGGCGGCAGGCCCGCGCGACGCTGGAAGACATTCTCAGCGCTTTGTGAGTCCGCATTGCGGGTGGTAGGACTTGCTGTACCGCAATTTGCAGCAAGAAAATTGGTGACGGTTATTACTCCAGACCGGATTCCAAACACCCAAATCCCTACAAGGCCATGCCGGGCCGAAAATCTTAGGATTAAACAGAAGAACCACAACACACTAGCTTGATTGACATGGGTAACTCGGAGGCCGAACGCTTGCGCGATGTCGTACGCGCTAAAGATCCCATGCGTTCAGTGTGC